ACCACCGACATCCTCATTGACCGCGACGGCTATGAGCGTTGGGCGGAAGTCCCTACCAAATCCCAGTCTGGCCGCCCTACCCGCTACTGGTGGGATCGCCGCCGCACCACCAACGTCATGAACTTCTGGCCGGTGCCTGACCAGACCTACACGGTCGTCCTCACCATCCAGAAGAACGCCGAAAGTACGTTGCGCGCCTTCGACAATGTCGATGTGCCGCGTCGTTTCATGCCTGCCCTCGTCTACGGTCTCGCCTACTGGATCGGCCTGCGCCGTGGCACCCGCGTTGACGCTGGTCGCCTGACGCTGCTGCGCCTTGAATACGACCGGGCCGTCAAGGACGCCATGCGCGAGGACCGGGAACGTGGCAAGGTCTACATCAGGATTGGCCGCTGATGCCCTACACCTACACCACCCTCACCAACGACGTCATCGCCAACATGGAGGAGGACTCCGAGGAGTTCGTCTCGGCCCTGCCCTCCATCATCGAGCGCGCCCAGTCCCACTTGCAGCGCCGCCTTGATCCTGTCAATATCATCACCTTCACGGAAGTCTCGGTCAGCGCATCCACGCGCACCCTGACCCTGCCGTCCAACCTGCTCGTCCTCAAGTCCATTCAAGTCTGCGCAACGGGCGGCTGGAACAACCTGCTGGAGCAGAACAACGAGTTCCTGACCGCGTACTGGCCGGACTACACGTCCTGCGCCCCGACCAAGTACTACGCGCCCAAGGACAACGCCACCATCTTTCTGGCGCCGACGCCCCACTCCAACACCACGGCCCTTGTCGAATACATCCCGCGCGTGACGGTCCTGAGTTCGGCGCACCCGACCAACTACTTTGCGACCTACACGGACACGGCCCTGTTCGCGGCGACCATGCTGTACGCCAATGCGTGGACCAAGAATGCCGCCGCTGTCAACATCTGGAAGAGCATTCTCGACGAGGAACTGGCCGTCCTCAACAACGAATCTAGCCGGGCTCGCCGCTCCGACGCCGTCAATAGATATAACGGGTCGCCTGAGAACACCCTTGCGGGGCAGCCGTAATGTCCGTCCTCGACATGTGGTCGGTCTGCGACAGGTGCGGCTTCGACTATAAGCGGCGTGACCTGCGCAAGGAAACCACTAAGTTCGTGGTCTGCTACTCCTGCTTCGACGGCATCTACGACAAGAAGAGCCACCCCCAGAACAGGTCGCCGAAGCCGCGCCGCGAACTCCAGCCCGTTCCTGATGGGCGCCCTGACCAGACCAACTATGGTTCCTGATCATGGCACTGCAAGTCTGGTCGCTGTGCGATAGGTGTGGACAGAAATACTATCGCAGGCAACTCAAGAAGGAATCCACGGGCCTCGTCGTCTGCTCCTCTTGCTACGACGGTGCCTACGATCTTCGGAAGCACCCACAGAACAGGCCGCCCCGCCCCCGCCTCGAATCCCGCAAAGTCCCTGACGGTCGCCCGCTTCAGAACCTCGACAACTACCTCGCTCAAGAAAACGACGCCTATCTCCTCACCGAAGACGGCTCGCCTATCCTGGTCACTTCCGTGGTCTGGAACCCCTCTATGAGCAGTCCAGCTTAGGATTCCTCACATGGACGTCAAGCTTGTTTTCGACTTCGTCTCCACTTTCCTGTGGCCACTTCTGTTGGCTTACGGCGCCTACTTGCAGCGGGAGCTTTCGGCTGTGCATAAGAAAGTCGATCACCTCCAAGAGCTTCACCACGGCCACGTCGCTCAAGTCAACAAGGACTTCGCCACGCGAGAGGTTGTCTCCGATCTTGAAAACAAGCTGACAACTGTGTTAAATAGAATTGACGACAAAGTAACACGAATCCTTGAGGAGCGCAAGTAATGCCCTCGACTTATGATCCCCTCCTTCGTCTAGAACTCCAAGCGACCGGCGAGAACGCCAACACTTGGGGCGTCAAGACGAACAACAACCTCGACCTGATCGCGGCTGCCGTTGCTGGTATTGCCGTTGTTAGCGTTTCGTCCGGCGACACCACCCTAACTGCGGCCAACGCTGCTGCTGACCAAGCTCGCTGCGCCATTCTCCTTGTGCAGGGCACCCTGACCGGCAACGCCAACATCATCATGCCGGCCTCTCCGAAGACCTACATCTTTATTCGGCAGACCTCCGGCGCCTTCAACGTGACCGCCAAGCAATCCGCCGGTACGGGCACTGCCCTGCCGCCTTCCGGCCCCGCCCTCATCATCAATACTAGCACCACCAGCATCGATCTGATGTCGGGCCTGCTCGACAACTACGGCGTTCGGATCACCGAGACCGTCTAATGTCGGCCACCTTTCAGGACCAGAAGCTTACCGAACTAAACTTTCAAGTCGGGGTCGTCAAGGAAAAGACCCAGCTCGACGCTAGTGGCTTTTGGACTGACGCTGACAAGATCCGCTTCCGCTTTGGGCGCCCCGAACTTATGGGCGGCTGGCAGCGCGTCATCGACCCGTCGCAGGACTCCAAGATCTTCGGTGTCCCTCGCTACCTGACTTCAGTTCGCAGCCGAAGTGGGCAGGCCGCTGCCGTCATTGCCACGCACTCGGGCCTGTTTTCTAGCGAACTTTCCACCTTTTATAATATCACGCCCGTCGTCTCGACGCTCGCCTCCAGCAACCTGCTGTCCACTACGGCAGGCTCCACCAAGGTCGTCGTCTCTGTCTCCAACCACAACCTGACGACCGGCACCCTCATCGAGGTGGTCTCTGCCGCAGCTACCATCGGCGGAAACATCGTCATCAATGCCATCTCCTCGGTGACGGCCACCTTCCCGGTCAGTGTCATCACCTCCAACGCCTTCGAGTTCGACGTGAGCCTGACAGCCGCAGCAACCTCTGTAGCTACAGGCGGCGCCATCACCATCGGCTTCTCCTATCCGGCCGGCAACATCTCGACCGTATTTCGTTCTGGCTGGGGCATCGGCGTTTGGAGCGGCGCATTCGGCTGGAACAGCCCCGCCGCCCCGTCGCCTGACCCGTTGCGCCAATGGTCCCTCGATCTGTGGGGTACCGACATCATGGCCGTTCCTTCCGGCGGCCCCCTCATGTACTGGAGTACCAGCGCCAACATCGTTAACAGGGCCACTATTGTTACTACGGCTCCCTCCATCAACCAGATTGTGCGCGTCGCTTCGGAAGCCAGGCACGTCCTCGTCTACGGCACTCACGACGTCACCGGCAGTTACAGCCCGCTTCTGGTGCGTTGGTGCAGCCAAGAAGACTTCACCGACTGGACGCCGACCGCGACCAACACAGCCGGCGACTACCCGCTGCCGAGCCGTGGTTCTGAAATCCGCTCCGTCAATCGAATTGGCGACAAGACTGCTATCCTGACCGACAACGACCTGTTCATTCAGTCCTACATTGGCGGCAACGATGTGTTCGGCTTTACGGCCGTGGGCGAACAGTGTGGTATTATTGCGCGAAATGCCGCTGTTGAATACAACGGTACGCTTTATTGGATGGCGGCTAACGGCCAGTTCTATCAGTACAGTGGCCGACTTCAAACGCTGGACTGCACCGTCCTTCGTTTTGTCTACGACAACTTAAATGAATTCCAGCTTGATAAAATTTACGCAGCATCTAATTCCACCTTTGACGAGGTCATGTGGTTCTATACCTCCAATGACTCGCCAAATGGCGAGAACGACCGCTACGTCATCTACAATACCCGCGAGAAGCACTGGACTATCGGTACCATGCCGCGCACGGTCTGGGAAGACGGCAACACCTTTTCCCGGCCGCTGGCCATTGACGACATTGCCTCTAATCTTTATTATCAAGAATCGGGCTACACTGCCAACAGTTCGGTCCTTGCCGCCAATCTGGAAGGCGCCTACTTTGACCAAGAGGCGGGCGACAGTATTTTGTTTGTCAACAAGTTTGTGCCAGACTTCTCCAACTTGGCAGACAACACGCCCTATGCTGGCACGCTTCAAATTTCGCTTCAAGCCCGCAAATACCCGGGCGGCCCCGTCATTACCAAGGGCCCCTTCGCTGTGACCGGCAACACCCAGAAAGTCTCGACACGACTGCGCGGCCGAGAACTGGCCATCCAAATCCAGTCCTCCACCTCCAGTAACGTGCCGTGGCGAATGGGCCAGTTCCGCATGGCAATCGAACCTGACGGCCTGCGATGACCCGGCGCATCTCTTCTCGCACCTTCCCGGCCGCCCCTGAAGAATGGGACGCTTCCTCCCGCGACGCTTGGAACCGGCTCATTACGGTCCTTGAACAGAGCGACCTCTTCGATCCGGGTCGCCGCACCCGTCCCCAGTTCATTGTGCAGGGCACCGTCTCCGCGCCCCTGACCGTCGACATGCTGAACCCCTCGGTCACCGCCCTTACGAACGTCGTCGGCAAGCTGCTGTTGGCTTTGCAATCCAGCAACTTCGTCGATGTTCGCTAGGTTTATTTTCCAATAAGCCCGTGGTATAATACGCGCTAGAAGGTCGACATATGTCTGGAACCCTATCCACCCGCGTATATACGCCCCCCGTCCCGGACTCCTTTGATCCTTATACCGTCGGTATTACAGGCGGCATTCCCGCGTTCTTCAGTTACCGGACTGGCACGCCCCTTCCTGTAATCCCGGCTCAAACCACGGCCACGCCGGCAGGCGGTGGAGACGGTGATTACAGAGCCCCCGCCGTTACATTTGTTCCGACCCCGCCTACCGTTACCAACATTACAGGGCCTGCCGGCGGCTACTACGTCCAAGACCCGGACGGAGTACCTTTCTCGCCTAGCACCGGCAGCATCATGCGGGACCTTAGCAACATTGCTGGAATCCCAGGCTTGGGCATGACCATGCTCAGTATGCTGTCGGGCCCCGGCGCCATCCCCGGCATCATGGCCGGCACCGCCCTGTCGTCTCTCAGCAGCAACCCCCGCGTCACTGGCATCACAGGGGGCCTCGGCGACCTGATTAGCGATCTGGGCCGTACCCCCGAAGAACGTGCTGCCCGCGCCGAAACCTCCCGCGACCTCAATGCGCTGGCACAACGGGACACCGAAGCTCGCATGGGCATCACGCGAGAAGACTTGCCCGTCGTCGAGGCTGTTCCTGCGCTTACCGGCTTTCCAGCAACCGCCGCTCCGGCCGGAACTGCGCCGCAGGCTGCTGCCGCCCCGGGCGTTGGCAGTGCGTTTGGTGTCGAAGCTGCCCCGGCAACGGGGACGGGAACCCAAGGGGCCGGTTCGCAAGGTGGCCTTAGCAATCTTGGTACGCCGGGGCCGGG